CCCGCGAATTTCAAATACCTCGACATCAAAATATTAATCGTGTCCACCTGAAAAATCAGAAAAAGTACTGCCACCACAATGGGCATCTGTAATTCCGCAATTAAGTCAAATTTATGGTTGATGGTCTTTCTGATTTCTTCCGACGTTTTGGTCTCGCGAATCCTCTCTTCTTGATCCAGCACATAATCCTCCTTCTGTTTGGAGGAAGGAATGTAGTTCGGTTTTGCGCTCTCGTCACGGAACCCTGACATGTCGAGAGGAATGTCTTTTGGGGGAAGAGAAAATTGCGGCGCGTTTCCTAAAGGTCCTTGGTCGAAATCGTAGGAAGGGGGGAGAGGAGGCGGCGGCATAGAAGAATTCGACATAGAAGAATTCGACATAGAAGAATTCGACATAGTACCTTGTCTACCATATTCCGGGTGGGGCATCGAGTCCATGCGCTGTTGCCCTTGTATATAAGGATTCTGGTGGGGGTTCATCTGACGATACGTGGTGGATTCCATATCGAGTCCGCGGTCGTTGCTTTGTCTTGACATACCGTTATTCATGCCACCGTAAGGTCCCATGGCAACATTGTCTGGCAAGTCCATTATATAAGTACTCGAGTTCGACATTTCAAAAAAAGAAGTATAAAATAGCAAATATTCTTTGTTGTGCGTATTAGACGAGAACTGGATCGGCATTCGCGTAGCAAACCCCGTAATGGATAGACCCTATTTACGCCAATCCATACGGAATGCCGAATTCTCCCTCCTTTGGTTTCACCTGGATATCCAGAACCCGTTTCATCTCGTCGCATTTACCCGAAGATTCGGCCTCGTATTTATAGCACTTCTCACCGTGTTTGAATATTTTGCCGTCAATCTCGCTAATAACCGGACCGACAAATCGGATACAATTCTTCTCCTCACATACCTGGCGAAACATGGTTGCTAGACCTAATCCGAGAAGAATCGAAATGAAGATTCTTCCCATCGGTGAATTCAACAGTACTTTTATTTGCATTTATTGAGAGGTGGGGTATCCTATATGTTACTTGTGTATTATTCCTTTTCGAATAATATTATTCTTGGGTCCGAATAATATTTTCAATATTACTCTTGAGCAGGGATTTTTGCTACATTTCCATCTGCCGGACATTTCACCTCTGTCTGTTTGAAATGGAAACATGTCCCTGTCGCATCTTTATACTGCAACAAATCCACCGATTCCGGAGTGGGATACACATAGACCACACGCTTATCCGGTTGATACAAATAAACAAACAACATGCCAATGGCAAAACTCGCAATGAATACAGGAATATTGATATATTTAGACATCGAATTTGCTTGTATATATTACCCTTACATAGACTTATTTCTTTACTTTTTTCTTCTTATCCTTCGACTTATTCTTATCGGATTTGGTGTTTGCGCTTTCGGAAAACATCGCTACCAGTTCATCGTCGTTCATGGTTTTCGAAGGCGCGGTCGAATATTCGGGCGCGGCATCCTCTTCGCCTATCCTAAATACTGCTCGCGTAGGATCCGATGTCTTCTCAATGTGTTTTGCCGCGGCAGACGCTTCCATCTTTGTACGCATCCTCTCCTTCGTTGCCATCTGTTTCTGCATTCGCTGCAACGCGCCAATGTTAAGTGCGCCTTTTCCTCCTGCTCCGCCTCCCATTCCCTTCGCCAAGTTCTTAAACATGTCATTCATCGCGCCCATTCCCTTCATTCCCTTCATCTTGCCCATCAATTCGCCCGCTTCTTTCATGATTTCCTCTTCCGATATCTCGCCCGATTTCATCTTTTCTTGCAATTTACCACTGATGGTTTTCATAAGCGTCATAATCTTCTTCGGATTCTTAATCATCTTGTTAATCAAATCGCCGGTGCTTTTCGCATCATTCGGATTCACACCCCCTTCATCATCAAACAAATGCTCGACATCGTGCGATATCTCCTCTGCCAATTCTTTTGCTAAAGACCCAATCTTTCCGTCAAAGAGTCCTTTCAAGTGTTCGTGGAGGTTTTCTGCGTTGGGCATTGATTCGCTTTGAGGTCCTGCTTCGCTTTGAGGTCCTGCTTCGCTTTGTGTACTGTTACGCATATTCTCAAACATCTCCTTCATGTTTTCCATTCCCGGGAATCTGCCTTCCCCCATTTCCTCGAACTTCTTCTTAAACTCCTCCATACCCGGGATTTCGTCGGATTCGGATTCGGATTTAGCAGATGACTCGTCTCCTAAATTCTTGAAGAAACTGCCAATCTCCTCTAAAGTCTTGTTCAACTTATCCTGCAAAACATTCTCGTCGACACCTTCGAAAATATCCGCGGCATCCCCGAACGCTGCCTTATCGCGCACAGAATTCACCACAGTCATCAGAATCAACTGCAAATATTTCCACAATGCGCTTCTCGTATTCTGCGTGACTCCCTCGATATTGTAGAGAAGACGGAATTCTACCGCTGGCAAGAACCGAGTATTCACCTCGGAATCTTCCTTAAACATATCGTCGTTCTGATAGAGAATATCGAAAAACCTCTCGGGATAGACTTCGGTGCAGTACTTGAATAGTTTTTCGACCTCTCTCGGCGCGACCTCTTCCGCCGTCCATTTTCGCCAGAGGACAGCATATTCAGGGAAAGTGATGGTCAAATCTTTGGCAAAATCGCGGATAATGGTTTGGAATTTAGCAGGTACAATTATTTCGGGTTCGGTCATTCTCTATAGTGGTAAAAATATATATCTGCTGCTTATTTCTATTTATGTTATTTTACGGACGATAAGGTGTCCAGTTTATTGTCTAGTCATATGGGGATTTTCCCATATGACTAGACGGTATGATTGATTGTAAAATTGAATGTGTTTCCATAGATACATAATCTGCATTAAATACCATCCAATACACCATCCGAATTATCAAATCATGTGGGGATACGAACAACCTGAAAGAGTACGTTATATGAATGTGGTAGATCCGTCGTGGAGCATCGAAAAGAAGATTGCTTGGTTAAAACGCCGCGAATTTCTCCGAAACCATAAAAACGCATATATTCCAGAGTCGTGCGTTGCCGACAGAGCATTCCACACGTGGTGGCATACAACCGGTAAGTTCCAATCGATGAAACATTATGTAGACGGGGATCAAGTCATGTATTAATGTCTAGTCGTATTTTGTGTTGCTATAAGATAACTGCTCGGGCAGACATTCATATTCCAAGTGTCAATTCCGAATATAAAAATTCACTCGATTGTCTTCTGTATTCTCTGAATGATTATAATAAAAATAGGTAATTTTTTCTGGAGGGAAAGATAGATTCCATACACGTAGACCCCGGTATGTATCTAAATGTACACAAAGTTCAAAATGCTCTGGCAATCTAGGATAACGTCTGGTCATATGGGCAAATACCCATATGACCATCGTATATGACTAGTTGCATTTTCCGTTGCTATAAGATAACTGCCTGAAGGGCAGTTATTGAAGGGCAACAAAAAATACGACTAGACAATAATACATTTCGCGGTATTTTAAAGGGTGCGGTTGTTTTATTTTGGAGAGGATGGAGTACCTCTCGTCGTTTTCGGAAAACATGTCACTATATATTCCGTTCCAGTACCGAATTCTTCCGTAATATTGCAAAATCAATACAATCGTGTCTTTTGGCAAGTTTGCGAATTTCATTATAGCGATATAAGTTATACAAAAAGAACGATTCTAATTTTACTATAGATATGTTTTTACATAAGGAAAACCAACTGCTGTTGTGGCAAACCTTGCAAAAATCTCCGTATTTAATCGAGTTTTCACAAAAATTCGCGGGATATCGAGAGGAATGGTTCCGCGGGTCAATCGAGCAGTTCTATACGCAATGGATTTCGCGTAATAATCGTGTACCGAACAACGCAAAAGAATTGCTCGAAATCAATAAATGCGCGTTACAGACAATGGTGGCAGATTTGAAACGATTATTGGGGTATCCTTCGCATTCGTCTATATCCTCTCACCAATTTGGGACGCCGACTTACCAAACGGTCGCTGCACAAAGTGTAAAGGCATCAGATACATTGCCGACTTACCAAACGGTCGCGTCATCAGATACATTGCCGACTTACCAAACGGTCGCGGCACAAAACGATTTGCCGTCTTACGATATCAATGCCGAGAGAAAACAGCGAGAGGATCAATGGTCTGCCAATTTCAGTAAATACCAATCCGAATACAATCAATTGCTGAAAACCCCTGCGGTTCCTACGAGAGGATTACCCAGCGAAACGGGCGGAGAAAAGATAAAGAACATGGATGAATTGATAAAAGAGCATGCAAAGATGAGAGATATGGACCTCTCGATCTATGCTCCGCCTCCTTCGCAAAATTCTCCCTTGTCAAGAATCGCGAATGAAAGTTTACCACTAGATAAACGAGTTACAAAACTGAGAATTCTAGACGAGATTGAGAGGATCGAAATGCATGTAGAGGAAACAGAACTACCCTCTAAGAAATCAGTTCGGTTTGAAAATGAGTCTTTTTCGGATGAAATTTCGAGTATTTCCCAATAAGTAGGTATAATGTAGAATAGGATGAATATAACCACTACAGACCCAATCGAATATGAATATATGCATCCGCAAAGTGACCTCTCAACTATTTTGCAGTATATTATTGTCATCAGCATATCTACTAGCATATTCACCACCTGTTGCGTTATTTGTACCGGGTATTATTGCTCTAGGTTTCGCACAAGACTTCGACTTCAATATATAAACAAAATTGCATCAGATGATTCCTCTACTATATCCTCTGTGTCTGATTCAGAAAAGGTAGAGAACGATGTATTCTGGTTCGAAGATATATATCAAAGACGAACGGATGATATGGTATAACGTCTAGTCATATGGGGATTTTCCCATACGACTAGACAATAAAAATGTTTCCAGAATATCATCCTGGAAACATTATGCGGCAACATCGAAATACGACCAGACGTTAATTTGCCAACCTCAAAAACATTGCTTTCACTGCCTCTTGTTTCTTCTCATTTGCCACCCCCTGTTCATATGCCTGTCTCTGATACTGTTGTATTCTTGCTGCCCTCTCTTGTTCTCTCTGTTGCAATATCCTCTCTGCTTGTTGTTTTGAAACCTGTTCGAATTGTTGAGAGGACCTAGCACGTCCATATTCCTCGACATTCTTATACGTAGTTTGATTATTGTAATCCGACTCACTCACTTGGAAAACGGTCTCGTCTTTGTGGACTCGCCGCAAATCCTCGAATTTGAGTTTAGCGAAAGGATCGCCACTAATATACTGGTCTTCTCCATCCTCGCCTTCTGCACCACCACTACTTTGGTTATCATACAATCTGGTGCCAAGATGGTGGGTCATTTCCCGGACACCGCCTGTGTATTTTGTAACCGCGCGTTGCTGTCGCTTGATTTCTTCTATGCCTTGCGAAATGCCTTGCGATGTGTTTGATTTGCCGACTTTCGACGTATCATACGCTGCCCGGTCATCGCGGAACCAATCATTCCGCGACTCGTCGATTTTTTGCTGCATCTGCTCCTCGAAAATCCGGTTGAAATCGCGCTGGAATTTATCGCCCGACGCGGTTTTTCCAGCGACGGCACGCATCCGTTCTTCTTCCTCTCCCCCTCCATGTGAATATTCGTAATTATTATGCTGCAATTCGGTCATACGATGGTTGCTCTGCTCCACGCGATGTTGTTCGGCATAATCTGTGGCGAGAACCTCGAGCGCTTTCTTGTAAAAAATGAAATAGTCGGAGGGCATGCCGGATTTGTCGGGATGGGTCATGAGTACGCGTTGTTTTGCTTTTTTTAAGTCTTCGATAGAGAGGGTTTCCCTACGAACACCGAAAAGGGCATATATTTCGTCTAAACTATACTGGCGAATATCGAGATTATGGACGCGTGGATGATTATTCTGAATCGAATTCGGTCTATGATCGCAATGTTGTGGTAGACGCGACATTTTATGTTTGCATTATTCGTATACTTTTAGAGAGAATATTTAGGCGCATAGAATAATAAAAAGTTGTATCGTATGTATTTGCAAACTACAAAGAGAAACCCCATGCTAGGGTCTCGTCGGAGAATTCGACATATTTATCGAACAAATTCCCCCCCCCTTCCCTTCTAAAAATAAGAAAAACCCCAAAAATACTTTATTATTAGTGAGTTCTTTGGTATTTACAACAAATATAGTAACTGCTTTATACAAGCAATATTATATCTATTCGGGTCTTTTTGCCCTACTTACAATTACATCATTGTTGTTCCATTCGAATAAAACGCTTGTAACAAATATATCAGATAAAATAATGATTGGGTCGATTGTATTTTATGGTGGAAATATGTTTTATTCAAAAATATATACGTCAAATCTTAGTACAATGACATGTATTGGCATTGTGTCTACGTTTCTGTTTAGTATTATTTTTTTCCACTATGGATATATTTGCAATAAATATTGTTTTGACCCAGACGAGGAAACTGGTAGCATATATCACGCCATGTTGCATATCATTTCATCGGTTGGACATCATATCATTATAATGTGTTGAGAGTCGCCGGAAAATTGAAAGACTTTTTATTCAATTCAATCTCGAATCAGAAACTACCTATCTAACGATCAAACGATCAAACTATATTCCCAACAATGTCTGCCCTTGTCTCAACTCCCAATATTGACTACAGTGATTTGCTGCATATCGACCGCAAAGAGATGGAAGGTCTCACCGCGGTCTTTAAATACGATGGCGTATCGATTCCACTAAAAATCGCATACGACAATATCTGCGTCCACGAATTCCACACAGGTATGGACACGGATATTCCGAAAGAACGCCAATTTAGTCCTCAACCGATATTTAACACGGTCAAGGAATTTGCCGAAAAAGAAATCGATGCCGCAATCGGCGCATTCGAAACAAAAGACACATCAAAGACCGTCTCCCAAGATTCCTGGCAAATCAAAAACGGGTTCATAACCATCGACCTCTGTCTCCATTGCTACACGGAATACGACATGAGCGATTTCGTCTTCGAGGATCTTGCCATCCACCGTGTAGTCGTCTCCATGGTAGCAAGTTACAACACGAACAAAGTATACTACTCACATCCTCATGCGATAGAGGTATTCAAAGAAGTAAATGACTTCTATGTCGCACTCAAAACTGCTCTCACCGTCTAAATAACCTAAATAACCTACAAAAAAAAGAATGTCTACTGCTTACCCCTTCATTCCCTTCCTTTCCTTTCTTTCCTTTCATTCCAATCTGGGGTTGGGTTAGTAGACATTCTTTTTTTTGAATGTATATTTGAAAAATATACCAATCGCACGAAACCTGTAGGGGTAGGGGTGTCTATATGCGATGAGATCGTGTTCGCCTCCTTACACATATATAAACCCATTGCCGTGTATTATGCAACCATATGATAAAAAGACGATTCGACGAATTTCATAGAATAAAACTCGACCCGCAGATTGAATCTGATCATCTTACCGTCTACAATTTAGAAGAAGTATGGCAATTGAACACGGATAATTGCTATTTCAATGTCGTGCTTGAAAAGGACAATGAACGCGATTATAGACTTTTCATACAATACACCAAATTGAATTCGATGCACTACCGCAAAATGAATTATAGTCCGTCACAATGGTTTTCTACAGAAATGGAACAAATCGAGTTCTTTAGGAAAAGTAGTATAAAAGAACTTCCGAGAGAGATAAACGATCTAATTGTCGAGTTTCTTTTTCCGGTTAAAATCGCGTTTCAGTTCCGTCTGAGTAATGACGAACATTATCCATTCACTCCGTCCAATTGGGAGGTTGAGAGGTATTTTTATTACCATGCCAATCATATTCTTGCCAAGAATTACGAGAACTACGAGACATATCATAAACACCAGGTAAAAGAAAGCAAGGCAAAGATTCGACAAAATTGGAGTCCAGCAATAACAATCGATAAACAAATATTGTCGTTTATATCGAACTTGAATCTTGCCAGAATCGCGGAGGTCATATATCCATAATCTCGGGAGGGAACATTTCCATAAAATGCATGTATGTTCTTTGCAATCCTTCCTCTAACCCGATTTTAGGAGAAAATCCGAGAAGTTGAGAGGCAAGATGAATATCCGGTCTTCTCATGGTCGGATCGTTCTCCATTTTAGGCACCCGCGTAACAATCATTTTGCGACCGGATTTTGCTTGAAACGTGCTGTCGAATGTTTTGATTAACTCATTAATAGAACATTCTGTGTGAGGATTTCCGAGATTCATCGGTCCAACCTCTCGCGATTCCATCAAAGCGACCAGTCCGTCTAACAAATCGTCGATGTAGCAAAAACTCCGGGTCTGAGTTCCGTCACCGCAAACTAACACGGGTCTATTATGAATCGCATGTTTGATTATATTGGTAATGACCCTTCCATCGTCAATATCCATATAGGGACCATACGTATTGAATATACGACATATCTTGAAATTGCTACCATTCGCGTCATATTTCTTGCGGTACTCATAGACGTAGGTTTCCGCGCACCGTTTGCTCTCGTCGTAACAACTCCTCTCGCCAACCGTGTTTACATTTCCAAAATAGGATTCTTTTTGTGGATGTTCGAGAGGATCGCCGTATACTTCGGATGTCGATGTGAATAGGAATTTAGCGCCATGTTTTACTGCTAAATCGAGCATGTTTTTGGTGCCGAGAACATTGACATTCAGGGTTTCAATGGGATATTTGCGGTATTTAGGCGGAGAGGCAATGGATGCTAAATGATAGATTTCGTCGACCCGGGTGAGACTTGCGAAACGACCTATGTCGTTGACCACATCCCATTTTAGGAACTGGAATCTTTCGTTCGATATGCCATGGGATTCCGACGAAGTCCGCAAATTGTCGACTCCAATGATTTTATTATTCGGGTCGCTGAGAAGTCGGTTTATCAAATTGATTCCAATAAATCCGGCACACCCAGTAATTAATATCGTTTTCATAGAAAAGAGATAAAGAATGTATGATAAACAACTATACTTTTGCTAGAAAGAATGGACGCCACACAAAAAAAACGAGAGATTATCACGACTTTAGAGAAATTGACTGATTTGCAGAATGCGCTGCAAAACAATCCAGGAGTGTTTATTGTGAAGTTGGGCGCGGAATGGTGTGGACCTTGTAAGAAGATTGAGGGATTAGTGCAGTCATGTATGGACCAGGCGCCGGAAAATGTACAATGTGCGATTATCGATGTGGACGAGGCGTTTGAAATTTATGGGTTTTTGAAGACGAAACGGGTAGTTAATGGAATTCCTGCGATTTTGGGGTATTATCAGGGAAATCTGAATTATATACCGGATGAGGTGGTGATTGGGTCGGACCAGAAACAGGTGATTGCGTTTTTTCAGAGGTGTTTTAAGGAATCGGAGAAAAAACAGGCATAGACGACGGTGTTTTTTCGTCGTACATGTATTTAATGACAGTGTTTTTAACGCCCGTTTATTTTTTTGTTTTTTTGGACTTATTCTTTCGTTTTGCCTTTTTAGATTTAGGCGTTTTCTTTCGACGTTTCTTCCCACCGGTCGTCTCTTTAGGCGATTCTTCTTCTGCGGCGGGTTCTTTTTCTTCTTCGTTCCCCTCGGAAGAAGCAAAAGGGTTCAATCCTTCTAGTCCCGACTCGGTGGTGTCTGAGACCGACGGCGTTTCGGATTCAGGCGACTTTTCTGAATCACTGCTTGCTGAAATTGGATTCATACTACTTAATGCACTCATCGGACTTTCGGTAATTGCAGTAAGAGACCCCATGGATTTAGAAATAGTATCGCCCATGCCGATTGATGTGGCATACGCCAATACCGCAGTCGTTACTCCAATTAATCCATAAGTTAATACCGGAACTCCATATACCTGCAAATTCACGAAATCTGCCATTTTGAAATTATATATTTTACTGCCATTTGATTCTGCAGGATATACTTTGACAAAATTACTTAAAGGATATATGCAAATATATACCAACAAGGCAGTTTATACACCACCACCACCTCAAACACTATAGTTCCATTTATTTTACAGAAATGTCCGAAACCGATTCCTACAAGTCTCCTTATGATGATTCGTCCGAGTACGATCAAGACAATGCGTCTGAATATGACGGTCAATTCGTGAATGAGCGTGGCGACCGCCATTCCGACGAATCATCGGGTTACTATTTTGCAACGAAGACAGACCCGAATTCTTTGAGCAAGAAGCACGTTTACAGAATCAGTATCAACCCCGATACGGAGAAGAGAAAGCGTGTTCGTGTCGATTTTTTCCCGACCAGTACCACGCCAAATATGATAATCAAGAACGCGATGACCGGGGTGTATCAAGGACTGGATGATAGTTTTTTCAGGGTAGGAACCTTGGACGAAGACTTGTTCTTTAGTGTGATTTTGGCAACAGGCGAATTGGGCAAGAATCCGTTGACGTTATTCTATGATAACCCGGAGCAATATGAGCGCCACTTTTTTACTAAAGTGTCTCAACAGAGTAAAGAAAAGTGGACGGAAAAAAGGGATACTGCGATGATCCATTTGAAGGCAAAATTGCGCAGAGAAGAATCCGAAGCAAACGGAGGTGCTATTTTGGTAAAGTAATCGCAAATACTCGCAACTCGCAGATAATAGAATAATTCATATTTAGTTTTGTAAAACTACATATGAATAGAGTCCGATTCCAATCGAGTTCATAGACTCGTAAATTGTTTGCTGTTTAAAATCCCCCACATAACAACAGGTTTGTTGTCGGTAAACTCATTGTTGGTGATGGTATAAATTGTTGGAAATGCGAGTTTTTCTAGTGCGATCCGGTCTTTCGTCTCTTCGGACATCGATTCTTTTGAAAGCGACGACTCTGTTTCATCCAAGTCGAGTTTTAGCGGATTTTTTTCAGGTTCCTTGATGGTAGACACATCCTTGGTTTCCTCGAATTGGGGAGGTGCAACCGGTTCATCCAGGTCGAGTTTTAGCGGATTTTTTTCAGGGTCTTTGATGGTAGACGCATCCTTGGTTTCCTCGAATTGGGGGTTTGTAACCGGTTCGTCTTTGGCAGGGGGAGGAGTCTGTAAACTTTCAAACTCTTTTGTGATTGTATCGATTATGCTATTTGGTTCGCCTGATTCTAATTTAGTCGGTTTTATTTCAAACAGTTTCTTGGTGATTTTCTCCTCTCCCTCTTGAGTTTGTGGTAGGTCGTTTCCTCCAGTTTGGGCAGGCAAAGAACCGGAACTTGATGGATTGCCGGGGTCTTTCACAAGGTTAACCTGCGTTTCTGTAACAACATATCTGGATTTCCACGCAAACATCGCATATCTCTTTGGAATACCGGTAGACCCCCCGCCGGTCTGTTTGTTTGCGGAGATTTGTTCTACTTCTTCTTGAGACGATATTGGAAGTGCTGGTTCCTCTGTTTTGCTCGGAGTTGCATTGACCGATTGATCTGAAGCAGCGGGAGTCGTCGCAGAAAAAGGAACCAACGAAAAACAGTATCTAGCATCATATTCATCTCCAATTCCGTCCTCTCCTTCTTTTTCAGGAGATCCGTAGTTTTCGATTTTGCCATGTAAAAGAAACGGGTCCTCGTCTTCTTTTTCATCACTGATTACAACCGTTTTGAATTTTCCTTCTGGTATCTTCTCCACCGCATACACCACAAAAGGGAAGTCGATATAATTTTCATTTGAATCTTCGATATTCCAGAGGTTGTGATGTTTAGCGAAAACAGCAGATATATGTGGATCGACTTCTTCCGTTCGTATCTTCTTCTCAAATATTAATTCATCGACGGTCGCCCATTTTAACTTTGCGTCTAGATTTGCGTCATTGATGGGGTATAATTTGGTTTCATTGTTTCTACAGAACACCAACCCAGATAGTGCTTGGTTTTCGGGCGTCTTAACAATGGTTGAGAGGTAATCATAATTTAGGAATGCGAAGATTTGACGGACACCTTCGACCTCTTCTATCACAAGACCAATAAACATGGGATCTAATGCGGAGTCTAGTTTTTCACATCCTTCTTTCGCAGTAACTGCAATCAATTCTTCGTGTTTAACAGATTCGTCTTCTATTTCTGGTGACGGTGAAGGAACTTGTTCGGGTTCACCTTCAGGAACAACGGGTGGTTCGCCTTCAGGAACAACAGGTGGTTCACCTTCAGGAACAACAGGTGGTTCACCTTCAGGAACAACAGGTGGTTCACCTTCAGGAGTAACAGGTGGTTCGCCTTCAGTAGAAACAACAGGTGGTTCGCCTTCAGGAGTAACAGGTGGTTCGCCTTCAGTAGAAACAACAGGCGGTTCACCTTCAGGAACAACAGGTTGTTCGCCTTCAGTAGGAACAACAGGCGGGTCTTCCTGGTTGAGTGGTTGTTGGTCTCCCTCAGGAATAACAGGAGATTCTACAGTATTTACCGCAGATTGTTCATCAGGAGTAAC